TCTGGGTCTTGGCCAGATTGTCTGTTGCGGCAGCGGCGCCGTTGTCAACGACTGGCGCAGCACCACCGAGGATTCCCTTCAGACCACCGGTTTCCCCGTAGACTGAACTATCCCCAACGAGGCCACCTGACAAGGCGCCCACTGCTTTACTGCCCCAGCCGTCGCTACCAGACGCACCAACGGTGACGACCTTCGCTGCTACTTTGGCAATTTTCTTAATCTTCTTACTCATGGCAATTCCTTGACGAGTTCTATGGTGGAGAGTCTCGCACCTGTCTTCTCGAAAAGACGGGCCAAGCCCCGTTGCCGAGTATTGGCCCTAGTACCGAGAGAGTACATGGTGCAACCAGCTGCTGCGGCCATGATAGCCATAGCAGTGGTAATTTCAGACACGTCAGCGCCAGTGTCGCCAGCGAACGGTGCGTTGAATTCTTCAGCGAGGACAGTTTCCGCCACGAACCACGGCTCAACCACGTCTACCGCGATGATCGAGTTACCAACATACAGGAACATGTATTCCTGCATGCAGTGATCGACCAGCGTTTCGGGTGGATTGACGTTTCGCCATCCAGATTCTGTCATCTGCTTGTGTAACCAACGTAGCGCAGCAAGCACGTCTTTTCTGACGGATGCTTCTGAGTCCATATAGTGAGCCAATTGCCCGTTTTCGATCAGGTAGATCTTAACGGCTGACATACGCTTCACCTATGCGGGCAAGCACGCACTGGACACCAAGCTTGAAAGCTGCCTCGTCTTTATGGCTGTTGCCGTTGATAACAGGCGCACCGAAGCTAGCACAAAACTTCTTGTACACTTCTGGAGCCATTACCCACACCTGTTCCTTAACTACTACAGGCTGTTGTACTGCTTCCAATTCAAATCGTAGACCATCTGCTTCTTTACGCAGAGCCACTGCTTCTTCTGACTTGATTGCCAGTCGCTCTTGGTAGGATTCCAGCTCATGTTTCAGAAGCTCGTTGGCTTTTATGAACTGTTGTACAGCAGACTGGTACTGACCTACTGATAGGTCATAGTTCTGTATTACTTCCTTTCCTACGATTGACAGTAACTTACGTTTCACACTGTTGCAGATAGATGAAAACATGCGATAAATCTCCGTAGTCCATATAGTGAGCCAATTAGCCGCAGAAGAAATACTGCGACTGATGGACCAGATTGATGTCGAGTTCACCCACGGCGGGCAGCTCTGCTTGGATTCCGTGCAGGTCTTTGAACTCTTGCAACGGGTTATGGTTGGTGTACATGTCAACGAAAGTCTTGCGGATCAGCTCGTGCAGCTTTGCAACGTCAGGAGCAAGAGCGCCGTAATCGTCGTGAATGAAAGCCAAGTGACCAAGACCTGCTTCCTCCGCCGCGCAAATAAGAGAGTGCATATGTGCAGCATCACAGCTATGCACAAAGTTAGGAGCAATGCCATTACGGTGGCCACGCTTATCCACCTCGGCGCTCATTGCGCCTACCTTGATCTGAATGCGAACGTCGCCCAGCAGCCGGGTGTTGATCCGGGTGGACTCTACCTTGTTGTACCGCTGGCGAACAACGAACCCGTTCGGCGCTCTCCACGTTGGCAGAGCCTCGCCGTTGAGTATCAACTCGTCGCTAGCGTCTTGCAGCCACTTCATCGCCTCTGGAGCCTTGACCACCACGTCAGCGATGGCCTGCCACACCTTGTACGACAGCCAGCTACTGGCCCGGTTGTACTCATCCTTCATGAATTCAGGCGCTTGGCCCTTCTTCAGGTACTCCTTGAGGATGAACTCTGCACAGCTGAACCGAGTTGACCCGTATGGAAGCGTCATCACCGACCGCTTGACCAGACCACGGGATAGGGTGTGCGTCTTCCAGCGTTGTGCTATTGCTTGATCGTCGTCCGGCGCTTGGCTAACCAGTTCAGCGGTACGGACAGCCACGAGAGCGTAAATGTCTTGTTTGCGTAGTGACGGAACGAGGTTCGTCGCCACACCGCCAGCCTCATCACGCAGCATTGCTGAGAAATGTTGAAGCCCATTGCAGCTCCCATCTTGGCCGAGCGGAAGCCTAGTCTGAAATGACTGCGGATATGCACGCCAGTCAGCGTACTCGTAGCACCACGCCAAGAATTGGAATGGACAGTCAGCCTCTGCCCATTGTCTATGAGATACAGGGTCTGCCGCGATAGCGAGAAATAGCTCATGGTTTTCGTCCACCCACTGGATGCGTTCCTGTAGGCTGCCTTTGTCGTTCCCGAACCGGCTGGATGCCGCGAGCTTGAACCAGAACTGAGCGTCCACAGTGTTGATAGGAGCGCCGTCGCAAGCCATCAGGAGCGCCTTCTGGAGGTCGCTACCCTGCGGGCTGACGCCGCTGGTCATGGCGTACATCCGACCACGGAAGTCGAACTGGTACACGAAGTAGAGCGGCTGGCCACGGAACTTGCGGGCAACCCGCAGAGCCTCGTAGTACCGTCCCCACTGCACACCACGGATCTTTGTCTCGGTGTGCCACTCCCTGACGCTGGCCTTCCACGACTGGAACTCAGCGAGCTGCTCAGGGTTCATAGCCTCCTTGCCCATGTCCTCGTCCAGCCACTCAGGGCGGTCGGGCTTCGGCATTTCCGCCTGTGATAGCACTTCGCCCACGTCGAAGTATTTGCTGACCAGATCCACCGCGTCGAGGATACGGCTGTTGATGGCCCACTTGTCGCGCTGTAGGCGATTCAGGGCACGCAAGGAGCTGGGTGGTATATCGGCCTCATCCTCGACATACGGCCTGCCACGGACGCAGCAGGGGCTCTGGCGACGCATGTCATCCGTGTGGAACCCGCCGTCGTTTGGGCTCACCCAGTCACGGGGTGGCTCAATGCAAGGCATTACCATCGGCGAACCACCCGCAACAAACTCGGTGATCTGCCCGATCAGGCCCTTGATGTCGTCGGCCACGTCGATGAGGAGGGTCGGCTTACGGCGCAGGACGACCTGTGACAAGGATACCAGCCCGATGTCACGGGCGAGGTATAGAAGGATACTGCCTACGGCGGCGCAGTCCTCAGTCGTCCACACAGGCAGCGCTATGCCATTGCTCTCGGCCTCCCGCTTGAACACCACCATCCGGTGCTTTTCGCTCTTGGTCATGCGGCGTTCAAAGTCGTTGACCAGCGTGTAGTACAGCTTGGGGTTGATCTCCTCAAACTCCGTCAGCAGCTTCTCGCCGTACACGGAGCGCCCCAGCTTACTGGCCATCGCCGTGAGGCGGTTGTCCTCGTCGGACACGCAGGCCAGCACGGAGCGCACCGTGATGAACGACAGCACCAGCGGGTCGAAGGTACGCAGGAAGCCTTTGCCTCGCGCCCTTGGGCCGCTGCCATTGTCGGCGCAGTACTCCTTCACCAGCTCAGCAAGAGGCAGGACGAACCGCCGATACACCGCTTGGGCATACGGGTTGTTGTGCGCCTGCCCTTTATCCTCGTTGTTCTCGATGTGACGCAGGGCTCGTGCCCGGCCGCCGTCCAGCATTTCTTGCTCAAGCTCGATCTGGTTCATTCACTAGGCTCTGTCTTGTCGTGTCGGATTCGTTGGAAACGTGGTTCGCGTAGCTGGCCGTCTGGGGTCAGTCCGAGTGCGTGTACTTCAACAATCTGACCACGGATTCCTCCGAGGGCGTACAGATCCTGCGGATTGAAGTACTTGCGACGCTCGTCATTCGTGAGCTTGCCGCCAGAAACTGTGACAACTTGCCCGCGCCACTCAACCAGCAGCGCTCCGACCATGCCGGTGAACTTCCCCTCGCCCTCAACCACGCCACGGCAGCGAAGGTCAACGCTAATGTGATCCTTGACCTTGATCGTCTGACCTTTCTTGCCGTCTCCAGCAGTCCAGTCACCACCGTATGCTTTTGCAACATAACCATCTGTGCCAAAGACATGGCCCCACTCCCGAAGCTGCTTGATGCCGTTGTCGGATTCTTCCAGCGCCGCGTCCGAGTAGACGAACGTGTGGGCCAGCTGGACTTTGTTGTCGCCGGTGTGGTTGCGGACGCTGTGGGCATTGGACAGGCGCATCCACCGCGCCCCATAACATACGTTGTCAACACCGCACATGAACTCCCGCATTGGAACGTAGTCAAACAGCTTGTACACCAGCTGCGACTTGGAGCGGTCGTCGCTGTACTGGCGGCGGTACATCCCGCTGATGTCCTTGAACTCCATGCCCGCTGACCACACCTCACCGAAGTAGGCGCCGTCCGGGTAGTCCTTGTCGATCAGCTCTTGCAGGATGTGGGCGCAGGACAGAACGATGTTCCCTTCCCGGCTGTACATTTGGGCGCTGTCACCGCGCTTCAGCACGATACCCATGCAGCCATCGTACTTAATCTGCCACAGCCACTTGTCCGTGCAGACAGATTCGATCCGCTTCTTGGCTTCAGCACACAAGTTGCGGAACTCGACTGGCTTGTGTACCAGATGGCGACGGGCCGGGAGATCAAAGAAACTCATAACCAGCGTCCTCCGCATCCGACTTCAGTTCGTCGTATTGTTCTTGGGTGATTGCACCGCCGCGAAACGCAGCGTCCACATTCATCAGTACGGCCCCGACCGCAGTGTCATTCTGAATGTCGATGGCACATTGCAGGCTGTCGGACAACCCACGGAATACTGGGGTTTGGAAACACTCTTGCATAACTTACTCCTGATAACCTGTGTATTTGCGCCATTGAACTTTCGCACCGTTAACGAGGAAGCCCCAAGTTCCACGGTACTTGCCGGTAATGAAGATTGTCCAAACACCACCGGGTGACAGATACTTGATTGCGTGATACTCGCCGAAGTTGATCTTGGCAGTATCGCCGCGAGTGCGCCAGAAGCGTACAACCTTGCCGTTGACCAACCGGTTCTCACGGTAGCCACCCTTCAGGATGATTGTCCGTGCGTTCCATGGGTGGTCGTGCATGTCCCTCGCATCGTCCGGCAGACAGATGTGATGGATGCGGATGCTTATTGGGAACCTGTTCTTGCTGCCCGAGGACTCCGCAGGGTATGGATTAAACAGCCACCAACGGCCCATGTACAGTCCACGCGGGTGGTAGATGTGGGTGTAGGGCGTCTTCATTGCTCGACGGATTAGCCAGTCGGCCACGCACGGCGTCGAAACTAGCCGTGCTATCAGTTTCCAGAACATCATGTCACCGTTTCAGGAGGGCGTCACCATCGACGCAGGGGTACGGGCGGTCATCAGTCAGCGTGCCGTTGTGTTCGGCGTCGATGATGATTGCAAGGCAAGCCATTGCATGACCGAGGTTGTGGATTCCACTGTCGCTGGCGTTCTGCTGACCGCAGTCAAAGTACAGGCCGATGTGCCGCAGAGCAGCGTCAATGTAGACCGTAGCCGCCACACCCTTCTCACGCCAGTTGGCAGCACCATACTTAGCAGCTCCGTCAGCGAAGGCTTGGTTGACCGCCACCTGTGCAGGCAGCGGCAGGAACCTAAGGCTGTGCTTCTTGGCGCCTTGGATCGACTTCGGATTGCCATCCGGGTATGGGGCAGCATGAGCTGGGCTCATCGCTACACTCCGTGACCATACGCAGTTGTCCGCCTGTTCGCCAGTCGTGCAATAGCACTCATCAGACGCCAGTGAGCAGCATACGGCGAGCTTCTGGGGAGTTGAGCAGCTTGCGCCCACGGAGCCAACCTCCGCAGCCTTTGCAGTGGTATCGCTGGTAAACGCCGACGTCGGTTTTGTAGGTTCCACGTTTCTCTATCTCCTCGCTACCGCAGCGGTTGCAGCACGGTGCGTCTGGGTTTATGTACAGGCCATAGTTCGGGTGTCCCTTCATCCACGGCAGCATGATGAGGTACAGTTCTTCCATCGACGTAACGTCTTGGATGTTGTACTTCTTCATGGAGCGCCACGCTTTCGGGTTACCCTTCAGGCACTCCTTCCACAGCTCAAAGCCGGGGAACTCATTGTGCTTGATCTTCTTCACGCTGCACAGCTTGTCGGTCATGTATTCCAGCTTGTTGCTGGTGAACCCGAAGCTGGACTTGGCCTGCTCCAGTGTATCGACGATCTTGTACGGCGATGGTGGCGGGAACCCGTTGAGGATGAACCGGGCGTTGATCTTCTTGGCGTCGAAGCGGCGGCCGTTTTGTGCCACAATTACGTCAGCTTCGTCAAGAAACTTCCATAATTCTGCCAGCATAGCGGTGTCGTCTTCATCGTCCCACGACTTGCGCTTGTCGGTGTAGTGGATCTTGGGATCACCAAGCCACTTGAAGCAGTACGACAGGATGTACCAGTCGCGCTCAATCATGTTGAGTCCGACGTTGTTCATCCACAAGCCCCACACCGCAGCGCGGATGGGTGCGGTTTCGATGTCGAGTAAGCCGATCTTGATGGCTGGTTTCATGTTGCCTCCGTCTTGGATTTGGCACGGGTCTTCCGTGCTTTTTCATTCCGAGCGAGGCGCTTCTCGTCAGTTGTTTTGTAGGTTGGGTGAAGCAGGTTGGTTGGTCCCAGCTTGTGGGTATGGAGATACTGCGCCACGCCCCCAAGGAACGCAGCGAAGGCACCGAAGTCTGACAGTCCATACCGGCCTCGGTTGTTCTCCAGCTTGCCAAGCATGGCGTTGCACCCGCTGCACAACACACCTCGTATCCAGCCATTGGTATGGCAGTGGTCGAGGCATGGAGTCTTGGGTGGTCTTCCGCACAGGGCGCACTTACCAGCCTGCCGCTGCAACAGAGTAGCCCGAACGGTGGCCACTCCTGCATACGTCAGCTTTTGCATAGGGCTTCCGCCTCCTGCTTCATTTGGGTTACGCGGGCCATCAGCCTGTTGAATGCTGGCTGCATGGTTCGCTCCACGAACGGCCCGAGATACCTCAGGCAATCGTCAATCTCTGCTGTTGCATCGCGGCGCATCCAGAGCAGCGCCATCTGCTCGGCCAAGGCATCTGGCCAACCGTCACCATAGTAGGTTCGATACAACGCACCGACCACGGAGAATGCTTTGTCGTTGTCCTGCACGTCGTTCATCTGCATGAACTTCTCGGCAGTCTTCTCGCCCATGAGCTTGGGCTTACCGCTGACACAGTACTTAGGCAGGCCGGGTATGCAGTCCACGCCGTCACCCATCAGGCACTGAAGCCAGAAGAAGTACTCGCCGTGAATGTGCCCGTCCAGTGCGTCGATGCGGAACGTCTTAGGTGCCACGAACGTGAGCAGCCATGACTTCCAGTCGATGTGCCAGCCGGGGATCATGCGCCAGTCTTTGTCAGCACAGGTCAGGACAGCCAGCTGCGGGCCGAGTACCATTGCGTGGTATGCAGCGCCGTCGTCAGCCTCTCGATCTCCCCACGTCTTGACCTTGAACATACCGCCGCCACCTGACTGCATCCACTCGCGGAGGTACGCCCAGTTCTTCGGCTTGTGGCCGGTGCGTTTGAACTGGTAGCCGTTGATTGTGGCAATGGCATATCGCATCCCCTTGGTTGAGCTGTCATCGGTAAGGTGTACAACGATCTTCTCGCAGCCACTCAGGATACGCATTCGTTCCAGCCGCTCACGGGCTGCATCACGAGCTTCACCCGGTGACGTGTTCTCGTTACCGCCGCAGTAGTAGGCGAGGTAATCGCCATCCGCCAGCAGTGTCCGCCCCGGCACAACAGCCGGGACGGGCAGAGCTTGGGGCATTGACTGCTCAGCGGCAGCTCTGGCCAGAGCCTCGGCTACCGCATCCATCACAGGCCAGCCAGCGGATCTTCATCTGCCACAGTGTTCGGGGCATCCGTGGTACTCTGCGTAGCAGACTCCACACTCGTCACAGCCGACTCCGAGCTGGCAAGCGGATCGCTCGACAGCGGGCTGTCCGCCAAGTCCAGAGCTTCCTCGCCGAGGATCGCTTTGATCGGGGAGGTCGGGAAGTTCTTCGCCTTGCGGATCGTGTCTTGGAAGCGGTTCTTGCTGCGGGCCGGACGCGCTGGCTTGCCGTCCTTCGCTGGCACCGCCTCGTACTCGCCGTCGATGTAGATCAGATCCCACATTTCTTTGCATGCGTAGTCCCACAGGAACACCTTGTTGTCTGCATCAGCGCGGGCCGGGGCAGGTACTGGCACCTTGGTCTGGTTCTCAGGGTCGAGCGGGTCGCCCTTGATAACAACCGGTGCGGTGAAGTTGTAGCCGCTTGGACCTTTGAAGGTGGCGTACTCCTTGTCACCCTTCTTGTCCATGTACACAGTGCCGAGGAAGTGCTTGCCCAGCAGCTGAGTCATGTGGGTGGCTTGGCCATCGTAGTTCAGCTGGTTGAACACCTTGAAGAAGTGGGCCTTCTCGTTGGTGGACAGCTTCTCGGTGATGGTCAGGCGCTTGCAGACCAGCTTGCCCTCAACCATTTCACCCTTGTTGACGCCGCCGTTCAGCTCAAAGATCAGCGACACATCGTTGCTGTCATATGGTGGCTTGCCGGGGATCTCGTGCTTCTGGATGCCCAGCTCGATGTAACCGATCAGGGTCACGATGGACAGGCCAGCCTTGGGTTGCTCGTAGTCGCCGCCACCGGCAGTAGCTACACGCTGGTCGTTCTGTTCTGCGGCCTTGGCCAGTGCTGCTGCGATTGCTGCTTGTGCTACGTTGCTCATGCTGCCACCTTCATATAGTCTTGACGGAGTTGTTCACGGTAATGTTTAGCACGATCCTTGACGCCGGGAATGTCGGCCTCCTCAATCATGCTGGCGCCCCATGTAGTTTCAGATGGGACGTGGACTGGCTGGTGCCAGCCGAAGTAGTACTGCATGAACTCCGATGCGGATTCCATGCAAGCATGCAGCAGTGCCGCAGCTTCAAACTTAACGTCGTTGTGGAAGTCGCCGTAACAGGCGTCGTGTACTTGGCTTACCAGCAGCCCCTTGCCACCGAAGTTCCTGCACTTGTAGAACGCACGCACTGCCAGCCACATGGCTGCCTTGGCCCACTCGCCGCCCTCACCCTGCACCGGATAGTTCTTGATCTCGGTCGGTGTGAAGTTAGAGAACTTGCCCTCGCGCTCAACTACAAACTTAGGTGACGGTTGTTCGATCCACGCATACAGCTTGTTGTCCGGCGCTCGCCAGAACCCAGTGCGTAGCTCGACCTGCTTGGCAGGGAAGTCAGGGTGCGGCACGACCTTGCGGACGCCACGCTTGCTGGCCTCAATGCTTGCCGTCAGCTTCTCATACCACGGAGTCACCTGCGGATAGCGTGCCTCGTCAGCCTTGATAAGCTCCTTCACTTCCTCAATGTCCATGCCGGTGGACAGGGAGATAGCCGCAGCCCCTGCACCATACGCCCGCTGGAATGAGTACTCCTTACTGCCCTTCCGCTGCTTGATCCAGAACGGATCTTTCTGCACCTTCACCATGTCGAGCACGAACTCGTAGTCAACGTGGTTCTTCGCGGCTGCCTTCACGCAGTGCATGTCCAGACCTGCAAGCAAGTCAGCGATCAGCTGCTTGTCACCGGTCAGGATAGCCTGAATGTAAACCTCAAGTGAGGTGAAGTCGGACTGGCAGATCACACCGTCCTTCCCGAACCTGCTGATGAACAGCGACTTGACCTGCGACTTGTCCTTACCGGACAGGTTCTGCAAGTTAGGGTTGGACGAGCTGAAGCGTGCAGTCACCGTGGCCGTGTGGTTGAACTGGCCGTGGATCATGCCGTCCTCTTGCACCTGTGTCAGCATGCCGGACTGCTCACCTGTCTTCGGATCAGTAGCGATGAAGTAGGTGGTCAAGTCCTTCTGCATCTTGGCGCGGAGGGACAGGTCTTTCAGGAATGGAACGTCACGATTACCGAGTGCCTCGATCACCTCGCCCGCTACAGAGTACAAGCCTTCAGTGGAAGTTTTCCATGCAGGGTCCGGCTCAGTGTAGCCCGGCATCTTGTACAAGCGGTCAGCCTTACGGGTCTTCTGACCCCGCTCGATGTCAGGGAGCGTGACCTGCTTGGTCTTCGCTTGCCCTTGGTTCTTGCCACTCTTGGCGTACACGATGTCAGGGTGCATCATGTCTGCCGTCGTGCTGCCATCCTTCAGGACGTAATGCACTTCCTTCTTCTGGTAGTAGACTGGTTGCAGATCGTCATCGAAGATCGGCTCGTCTATCTCGTACTTGATGTGGCCACCGAAGATCAGCGGTGACTGGTGGTGGCGGCTCGTCCACTTGAAGTCGAACGGCAGGTCAGCAGGCAGGTACTTGTCCAGCCTCTCGCCCAGCTCAGCCAGATCCTTGACCATCTGCTCGGCTAGTTCAAGCCCGCGCTCTTGGTCGATCTTCATCCCGTTGCGTTCAGCTTCGATGGTGTAGACCAGCGAGCCCATGTTCAGCATGATGGACTTGGTTTGTCCAGCAGCACGAGCACGAGTCAGCTGCCCAACGAAGCACGTCTCGGTGTTAGTCAAGTCACCGGGCAGGTACTTCAGCATCAGGTCAGCAGGAATGTCAGGCGTGTCGATGCCTGCCTCCCACATTGCCTTCACCTCATCTGGCTTGAGCACACCGCCGTAGCGTGGCGCCACCTCGTCGAGGCTAAGGTACTGCGCCTCAGGCAGCATACCCTCAAGCAGGTACTCCGCAAGCTGGCAGTCCCACAGCTGACCACCCGCTACGATCCAATCCATGTAGGCGTTGAGGTTCTCCTCGTCGCGGAAGATTGCATGCAGCAGGTCGAACTTGATGTTGAACCCGACCAAGATCTTAGGCGAGTAGTGCGAGAGCATCCTCGCCAGCCATCCCTTGGTTAGTTCCGGTGCTGACAGGCGTTGGCAATCCACTGCCAGTGCCTTGTGTTGCTTCGCTCCCGTCCACACCACCCAGTTCAGTGGATCGAACGGGTTCGCTTTCCGGTTGAACGACTTGCGGATCGTCGTCTCGACGTCCATCGTTAGCACTGACATTTAACGCAACCTCCTTGACAGTATAGAACCTGCCCTCGGTAGCAGCAAACACCACCTCTGAACATGGCGAGCGCTTCTGCCCTTCGACATGAAGTTTATTTTTGGTGAGCCCGATGAAGCGGATGTTCTCGTAGGCTTGTTCGTTCTTCTTGCCCAGCGTGATGATGAAGTCAGCCGCGCCCTGCTTACCAGTCTTGCTGTCCTTGAGCATGCCCAGCGTGGGGTAAGCCAGCCCGTCACCATCGTTGCTGATCTGGCTAGTCGCAAGTGCGATGAGCTTGTACCGCACCGCCAGTTCACGCGCCCACTGGTACATACCTTCGAGTACTTGGTCTGTCCTCTGCCCACCATTGAGCACCTCGCCGTCGAACTTGATGTTGTCGATCATGTCGAACACCACCAGTCCGGGTTGCGTCTGCTTGATGATCTCCTCAATCTGCCATGACTTGTAGCCGTGGACATCCAGCACACGGATGCGCAGCATGTCACCGCCGATGGCCGCAGTGTAGTCAGTCCAGAGTTGGCCTGCCTTCTGCAACTTGACGATCTTACTGGCTGGCAAACCAAGGCTGGCTTGAATGATCCGCTCTTGGATACGCTCGCCCGGCCCCTCGTTGTTGAACCAGATGATAGGGCGGTTGGCGTTCTCGTAGTAGGCTGGCAACTGGGTGGCCATGAACGTGATGTTGTCAGCGATGAAGCTGGTCTTCCCTGCGTCAGGCCGAGCGGCCAAGATGCCGAAGTCACCAGCACGCAGCGGACGCATGCTCAGGTTCAGTGCCTCTGTTCTCCAGCGGATGCCGGTGTTGTTCACCGCGTCCTTGAACAGGTTGTCGCCAATGTCCACGAACGGGATCTTCACCTTGCGTTCGCAGTCAGCCTCGTGCTCGTCGATCACCTTGCGGACCAAGCCGCCGATGTTGATCTCCTCGCCACGGGTCCAGCGGTCAGCGATGTCAGCCACCAGCACAGCGAGGTTGGCCTCCAACAACTTGGCCACCACCACAGCCTTGACTTCAGCGTTGGGCTCAGCTGCGCACTGGCTAAAGATCTGCCGGTACACTGCCATGTCCTCAGGCTTGACGCCACGGTGCTGCACTGTAAACCATGTGGCAAACTCACCTTGTAACGGGATCACCTCACAGTCAGGGAACTCATTGAAGTACTTGCCGAAGTCGGCGAGCACCGTTGTTGTACGCATGTCGAAGGCTCGGTCATTCACCGTGCGGTGTAGACGGAGGTACTCCTTCTTCTGCTTCATGACCTGCAACAGCGTGATGTCAAGTGACATTCATCTGCGCCTCCTGTATGAACTGCGCCACCTCGGCGCGGCTGTGGAACTTCGGATCTTTCGGGCTGTTGATCTTGGCATGCTTGACACCGGCCAGTGCCAGTGTGCGGGATACCTGTGCTGCTCCATCCCACCCGGCTGGGTCAGGGTCGAGCCACACCAGTACCGGGCGCCCATCAGCCATGACCTTGGCCAGTACCTCAGGGCACAGCTTCACACCCATGAGTGACCATGCCTCTGCCGCCATGCCACAGCGCACAGCAGACAGGATGTCCTCGGTGAATACAATGACAGGGCCGCTGCCAAAGCGTGGCACTACGGAGCCACGAGGGACTACTGGGTTGATGTACTTCGCACCCTTGTCACCAAAGATACGCCGCGCCTGCCAGTAGATCAGGTCGCCGTTGTCCAGCACGGGCAGTACCACCCGCTTTGTTTCCTCGTGATAATAGATCCCGAGATCGGCTATGTCCTCGTTGGTGAGGGCTGCCTTGTACAACCAGACACGGGCCTGCAAGGGCCATGATGCGAGGTCGAAGTTGCATGGCATGGGTGGTCGCGGGTCACTCTCGATCACCGCCTCTGCCTGTGCC